ATATCTATGACTTAGAACAATGGTCACTGGAAGAGTTTGAACCTACCATTGTAGAGATGAAGACTAAGACAAAAGAAATTCCTTTTAACATTGGCTCTCGTCAGCAGATAGCAGACAGGTTAATGAAGAAAGGTTGGAAGCCTAAACAGTTTACAGATAAAAAGAATATTATTATTAATGAAGCTGTTTTAAAAACAATTAAAGAGCCAGAGTTAAAACTTACTGCAGAAAGATTTTCAAAGTATTTTTTACTACAGAAAAGAGCAGTAATGGTAGAGTCTTGGATTGATGCCTGCGATAATGATAATAGGGTACATGGTAAAGTAATGACACTACGTACTATTACAGGTCGCATGGCACATAACTCACCTAACATGGCACAAGTACCGGCTGTATACTCACCATATGGTAAGGACTGCAGAGGGTTGTGGACTATATCAGACCCTATGAAATATAAATTAGTAGGTACTGATGCTAGTGGTTTAGAGTTACGTTGTCTTGCTCACTATCTTAATGATACAACTTATACTGATGAGATATTGAATGGAGATATACATACAAAGAACATGGAGCTAGCAGGCCTAGCAAATAGAGACCAGGCGAAGACATTTATATATGCCTTTCTTTATGGAGCTGGTGCAGAGAAAATAGGTAAGATAGTAGGAGCTGGAAAGGAGCAGGGAAATAGTTTAATAAAAAGATTTCTATCTAACTTACCATCACTAAGAAGATTAAGAGAACAAGTAGAAAGTGTAAGTAGAAGAGGTAAGATAAAAGCTATTGATGGAAGATACTTAAAAGTTAGAAGTCCACATTCAGCATTGAATACTCTTCTGCAAGGAGCAGGTGCTATTGTTTGTAAGCAGTGGTTGTTACATATTATAACGAGGGTATATAATAAAAAACTTGATGCAAAATTAGTAGCTTCTGTTCATGATGAGTATCAATTTGAAGTGGCTAACAAAGATGTAAATGAATTTTGTAGTATCACTAAGATTGCTATGAAAGAAACTGAGAAGACATTGAAGTTAAGATGTCCTTTAGATAACGATTACAAGGTAGGAGTAACATGGGCAGAAACACATTAGAACCAAAGACAGAAGATAGAAAGAAGTTTGATTTAGATTTACAGTATGGGCAAGTAAAAGAAAAGATTGTTGCCGACATGCTACAAGATAAGAAGATAGAAGTAAAATCTGAAAGAGGTATGTGGTTAAAGACAGGTAACATTGCGATTGAATATGAAAGCTATGGTAAACCTAGTGGTATTAACGCAACCAAAGCAGACTACTGGTTTCATAATCTATGTGTGGGAGACCAAGTATATGGTACACTAGTATTTGAAACTAAGATGTTAAAGAGAATTGTTAATACATCTATCAATGAGAATCAAGTTAGAAGTGTATCTGGTGGAGACCATAATGCAAGTAAGATGTATCTAATGAATATACAGAATCTTTTTTCTCAAAATATAATTAAAAATTCAATAGGAGATATTAATGACTGAAGAAGAATTAAAAAAACAATATAATGAAGATTTAAAAAAAGAAAATAATCGTTTAAAGGTAGGAATTAAAACTAAAGATTTAGACTCTTTAAAAAAAGATTTAATAGAACAGAGAGAAAAATATTTTACTCTAGTGGCATATGCTAGAGGTGTTTTTCCTGATATATCAAAAAAAATAGAAGATATATTTCCTCAAGAGACTAAAAAGTTTAAAAACTCTCCAGACTTTAATCATGGTTTTAACAGTGGATGTCTTGCTTCATTTCGTTTTATTCTTAATTTAATAGTAGAAGACCCTACTGGTGATAATAAATATGATTACTTAAAAAATAAACTTGATGAATTAAAAGAGTTTCCAAAATTAAGTACATAAAAAAGTGTTGACAATGCATAGTAAAATATGCTATAATATAATTTTATTAACAAAAAGGAGTACACATGAGTGTAATTAGTGGAACAGCTTATTGGGCGAGCATTACAAGCCCAAATACAACCTTTGATGCAGATGGTACATGGAGTATTGATGTAGCTAATTTAGATGCAGATAACAAAGCTATCGCAGAGAAGGATGGTTTAATTATTAAAAACAAAGGTGATGACAGAGGAGACTTTGTTAACATTAAAAGAAACGTCAAGAGAAAAGATGGTAACTTAAATACTGCACCGGAAGTTCTTGATGCTCAGAAGAGAACTATGATGAGTACGTTAGTAGGTAATGGTTCTAAAGTAAATGTACTATACTCTACATATGAGTGGAAGTTTAAAGGGAGAGCTGGAGTATCAGCTGACCTGAAGAAAGTACAGGTAGTCGATTTAGTTCCTTATCAGGGTGATGCAGATGATGCATTTGATGTAGTACCTGATGGTTATTCTGCTGAAGCAGATGAAAAAATTCCTTTTGCCTCTTAACTAAAGGATAGTGGGAGACTGTTTGGCTGAGCAGTCTCTCACGTTTTATATATGAAAAAAATAGATACAATAGTAGAAGATATATATGGTTTGTTTGAGAAGAAGAACGAACATCTTACTGAGAAAGAAGTAGATAAATGTATAGATGATTTTGCTAGCTCGGTTAAAGTGCATGTAAAAGACTTCTTAAAACAGATGCCTCAAGATAAACCTAGGTTAAGATTATCAACTATAGGTAGACCAGATAGGCAACTGTGGTATGATTTTAAACAGCCTCGCACCGAGTCTTTTCCACCTAGTACCAGGATTAAGTTTCTCTATGGTTATATCCTAGAAGAACTATTAATTATGCTTGCCTCTATCTCTGGACATAAGGTAACTCAACAACAGAAGCAAGTAGAAGTGGAAGGAGTTAAAGGACATCAAGATTGTTTTATAGATGACGTATTAGTAGATTGTAAGAGTGCCTCTGGTAGAGGATATAATAAATTTAAATATAATAATTTATCAACTGACGACCCCTTCGGATACATTCCTCAGATATCTGCATACGCAGAAGGTAATGGAGTAAATGAAGCCGGCTTTCTAGTTATTAATAAATCTACAGGAGAACTATGTTATACAAAAGTACATTCATTGGAGATGATAAATGCTAAAGAAAGAGTTAAGAAGATTAAAGAAGTGGTTAAGTCTGATACTGCACCGGACAAATGCTACCCTGCTGTTGCTGATGGCAAGTCTGGGAATTATAAGCTTGCTACTGGTTGTATTTATTGTAGTCATAAGCATACTTGTTGGAGTGATGCTAATAGTGGTGAAGGACTTCGTGCTTTTAATTATTCAACTGGTAAAAGATATCTCACACATGTTGAGAAAGCACCTAACGTAGAGGAAGTACATGATAAATAATCATTGGACTTGTTATGGCACAGAAAAATCTTTTGTGCCTAACGAGGATAAGTTTGGTTTTGTTTATATTATAACAAACACTAAGAATGATAAAGCCTATGTAGGATGTAAACAATATTACATAGGTAAATCTAAGAAGCAATCTAGATGGCAGACTTATACAGGTTCTTCTAAATATTTAAATGAAGATATTAAAAAGATAGGTAAAAAATATTTTACATTTGAAGTAATAGCAGAGTATAAAAACAAAAGAAGTTTACGTTACTATGAGATGTACTATCAAGTAAAGTGGAATGTTCTTACTGCTACTATAGAAGGTAGTGATAATCCTGCATTTTATAATTCATATGTTGGTGGTAAGTTTTATAGACCTATTGAAAGTTATATGCCTCATACAGAAGAAACTAAAATAAAAATGAGTAAAGCTCAAACAGGAGAAAAACATCCTCTGTATGGTAAAAAACATACAGAAGAAACTAAAAATAAAATGCGTGAAGCTAAATTAGGAGAAAACAATTATTGGTATGGTAAAAAACATACAGAAGAAACTAAAAATAAAATGCGTGAAGCTCACACAGGAGAAGACAATCCTATGTATGGTAAAAAACATACAGAAGAAGCTAAAAGAAAAATAAGTGAAGCTCGTTTAAAAAGAATAACAAAAGTAAAATATATTGACAATGAAGAATGAACCTGATATAATACAGATAGAAAACTTATTCTATTCTGAACCTTACAACTCAGAGAAGAGATTGTTTTTGTCTGTAATACTACAAGCATTATTAGATGTATCAAAGAATGTTATTACATCTAATGATAAAGTAAACAAAGCACGAGCTGAGTCCTGGTTCTTTGCAGAGGTTGGAGTAACTTGCGAGAACTTTGAAACAGTTTGTGGTATGGCAGGAGTAACACCAAGTAAAGCTAGGTCATTTGCTTACAAGGTTATTAGGGCAGACAATAAGAAGTTTTTAAGAAATAGAATAAGAAGTGTATTAAGAGGCGACAATGAAAAAGAAAATGACGTTTAAAGAAAGTTTTTATAAATTATATTCTGATATGAGAAAGGTAGAAGAGGATAGAGATATGGGACAAATGGATGAGGCAATAAGAGAGACAGTTAAACAACAAGGTTTTAAGAAAACAAATATAAAGAAGGAAGCTATTATAGCTACAGATAGACAGGTAGGTGGAGACCATTATAAGACTTGTAAGATACAGCCTGTTGATTATATTGTAGAAAATAACCTGACATTTCTTGAGGGTAATGTAGTAAAGTATATTACAAGACACAGAAGAAAAGGTGAAGGTGCTAATGACATTGAGAAAGTAATACATTATTGTGAACTAATATTGGAGAAAGATTATGGCAGGAAATAACTATTTACCTACAGAGTATCAGACATTTATACATGCGTCTAGATATGCACGTTGGTTAGAAGAAGAAGGTAGAAGAGAAACATGGATAGAAACAGTATCTAGATTTAGTAACTTCTTTCAAGGACATTTAGATAAAAATCTAGGTGTTGTCTTACCTCCAGAAGTATGGAGAAGAATAGAAGATAGTATTATAGGATTACAAGTTATGCCTTCTATGAGAGCATTGATGACAGCAGGGCCTGCATTAGAAAGAGAAAACATCTCTGGATATAATTGTTCTTATACTCCTATAGATAGTCCACGTTCTTTTGATGAGATACTTTATATACTTATGAATGGTACAGGTGTAGGTTTCTCTGTTGAAAGAGAAGGAGTTTTAAAATTACCTACTATACCTCATAGAGAGTTTGAACAAACAGAAGATGTTATATCTATAGCTGATTCTAAAGAAGGATGGGCCAGAGGATTTAGAGATTTAATATCTTTTCTTTATACTAATAGAATACCTAAAGTAAATGTAAGTAAAGTAAGACCTGCAGGTGCTAGGTTAAATACTTTTGGTGGTAGGGCTAGTGGGCCTCAACCTTTAGTTAACCTAATTGATTTTACTATTAATAAGTTTAAAGAAGCTAAAGGTAGAAAGTTATCTTCTATGGAGTGTCACGATATTGTGTGTAAGACTGGTGAAGTTGTGGTTGTTGGTGGTGTGCGTAGGTCAGCTCTTATATCTCTGTCTAATTTATCAGACCAGAGATTAAGAGTTGCTAAGTCTGGTGCTTGGTGGGAGACAAATCCTGAGAGAGCATTAGCTAATAACTCAGTAGCATATACAGAAAAACCTGATGTAGGTATGTTTATGAAAGAATGGTTAGCATTGTTTGAAAGTAAATCAGGTGAACGTGGTATCTTTAATAGAGCATCTGCTCAAGAAAAAGCTAAAGAAAATGGTAGACGTAAATCAGAC